ATTGGTGCTGCCCATGCTGTTGCTCTCGGCCACCAGGCGCTCAACGCCCCACTTCGCACACGCGTCGGCAATCCGCCCGCGCATTTCCGCCCACGGCAACTGGTTCATGCGTATCAGCGCGACTTCGCTGTTGGTCTGACGGCAAGCAATCGAGAGCGCCGTGTAATCATTGCGCTGGCCGAAGTCGAGGCCAGCTACGTAATCCGCGCCGACAATCCGGGCGACATTGACCGGCGCGGTAAAGACGCTCTCAAGATCGCGCACGTCGGCGAAATAGCCGTTTCCGCTGGTCAGGAAACAGGTACGCGGATCTTCAGGATACTCCTGAGCGAACAGGCGTCCGAGTTCCTTCTGCTTGCTGCGCCGCCACGCGATCTGTCCGGCGCTGAGACCGTGTTCGGCCACCAGCCGCGCCTCATCGTCGGCAGCGTAGATGAGCGGTTCGGCGGCGGGTAGTCGATACTCGTCATCCCACCACCACGGAAAGAAATGGAGCGTCCAGGTCGGGTCGCCATCCAGCGCTTCCATGCAGCGCTCGTAAAAGTAACCTTGCGCGCCGTTGGGCGTGCTTTCGAGCGTAATCACGCCGTCCGCCGGGACGCCCTGCATCAGGCCCGCGATCACATCGGCGGCGTTGGGCCAAAAGGCGCACTCGCTGCCGTGGATAAGCGTGTAGGTCGCGCCGCGCCCTTTGTTCTTGCTACCCGCCGTGGCGATAAACACTTCGGAGCCAGTCGTCGGGTACGTCGTCGTCGTCGCGCTGTCCAGTCCACGCGCCGGGCGCAAGTCGTCAGGAAGCTGTGACCAAAAGCGGTCGGCCATCCGCCGCAAGAAGGCCGCGCCGCTGTCATCGTGCGCCAGCGTGGCCGAACGAACACGGCGCAGGTTCGCCTCGACAAACATATCCGCCTGCACCTGCGTCGATAATCCCATTTGCCGCGACTTCAGGATCAGATCGCGCCCGGTCTTGTGCGCCTCGAAATGTCGTTGCGCGCGATTAGGCCGGAACGGGATCAATCGCTCGCGCTTGTCCTGAATGACGAGCGCCGCTTCAAGTGTTTCGCGCGATGCGTCGCTATGCTTCGCCCGCGCGCCCGCCAGCGCCGCTTGCGCCAGCGTAGCCGCCGTCCACTTCGGCGGTTGCGCCAGTCTCGATTGCGCGGATGAATTCATTCACGACCTCGGAAGTGTCCAGATGCGCGGCTTCAATCGCGGCGACGAAGCGCGCCATGAGTTCCGGCGGCACATTGTAGTTGACGTTCTCGACACGCTCGATGTAGCCGCGCCGCTTGCCCTGCGTCTTGAGATAGAAGATCGTCGCTGACGTTTCGCCCTTGATGATCTGAGACATGAGCGACGACTCGGCAATATCGAGGCCGTATTCGCGTCCAGTCGCCAGATAATCTTTAAGCGTCGGAAAGTGCTTGATGTATTCGTAGATCGTCTGCCGCGAGCAGCCGAGCTTTTGCGCCGCCAGCGTGACGATACCATAGTTCGTCTCAAGCACAGCGGCGACTTGTTCCTTGGTGTATTGTGGGGGTTTGCCCTGGCTCATGGTTTTAGGTGTCAATCTGTCAAAGTAAGCGAACGGGTCGGACTTGCGCCGCCATTTCCCGACTGGTCGCCGGGCGCGTTCTCTATCGCCTCGTTCGCATGAGGACGTTTCGGGTACGGTTTACGCAGCGGTTCAATGCGCTTGCGCATGTCGTCATCAAGTGGGTAGAGGTATTTATACTTCTGCGCCGTAATAATGCGCTCAGCTTTTGGGTCAACATGTAATCGCAGCCAAGGCACTGATTGCCCACCTACACCGTAACGTGAATATAAAGTGCGAGGATGAACAAGTTCGCCAGACACCTTATAGCAATGATAGGAATCCGCACCCACATAAAGCCAATTACCCGCTTGATAAATGCCGCCATAGTGTCCCTGTTCACTATCAGCAAATGACACGATCAGTCGTAGACCGGGCGATTGTCGCATCAATAATTTGAGCGACACCGCAACAATCTTACTTGTCTTGCTATCATGTTTCGTCAGCGCAACGCGTACAAGCTCACACACTTCAATCTGTCGCAAACCAAACGGGCTTCCGATTTCCGGCGTTGCCCCATAACCAAAGATAACTACACCGATAAATTTGCCCTCCTCCCACGCGCCGATTTTAACTAGCTTGCCTGTTGGCATCGTATGGCTGTAGTGCCAGTTTTTGACCGCGAACTTCGCTGCCTCATACGAGCACCAGTTAAGTTTCAAGTCTGGCTTCATGTCGGTATAAATCGCTCGCCACAATGAGGGCACGTAATCGCGTTCTTTTCATCCAGGCGCGCCTGATCGCCCTCCGAACCCGGCCCGAAATCCGGCGTCCGCACGCTCGCCAGCAGCGCGTCAAGCTCGTCCTCGCGCCACAACGCCGACAAGTCCGTGCCCGCGTTCAGGTCCGCAAGCAACTGCTCGGCGCTCCACGCAAGATCGACTTCGGCCACGCGATTATCGTATAGCGCGAGCTTTCGCGCCCGTGGATCATCGAGCGCCCCGGCGTCCAGATCATCACGGACAGTCACCACCAACTGATCGCCGGTTGTATGCACGAAAATCGCGTCCTCGAAACCTCTATCGACCGCGCGATCCAACGTCTTATTACCGCCTAAGACCACACCGTTTTTGTCGGCAACAATCCCGCGCCCCAATCCGACTTCGGATAGACTATCATCCAGCATCCGCAAACCGCGTTCGCTGCCCAAGTTGGCATTGGAAGGGTCGGGCGTCAAGTCTACGATCTTGCGGCGCTCGATTTTCGGGTCAGGCATAAACTCATCCGCCTATGTGTATTGACTTCGTATTGACACTATGCTATACTGTCTCTATCGATTAAGTATACAAATAGGGAGATTATTTCATGGCTTACAACGCAACCGTTTACGCAAGCAAGGACGGCAAGCCCTACTATACCGGCGTAGCCGAAGTCCGCGAGATCGGCGGCAGATTGCAGATGCTCCGCGGCAACGGAGTGACCTGCACCGGCTACGAAGGCCGGACATCCAACCTGCTCAGCGCCGACGGCAACGAGACGGCGCTCTATGACTACTATCGCCGTCAGTCGGAGCCGGATGTCGAGTTTAAGTTCGTTCTCGACAACTGCGCGGGTTATAACGCTCGCATCAACCGCATGGGCTTACCGCCCGCCTACAAGAGCGAGGAATAAGATGAAACTTCTGACCAAAGACCTTGAGCGCCGACTGCCCCACCTGTACGCCAATGAGGAAGTCGCCGACCCGCTCGTGATCGCCAAGTTCTTTACGCCCGACGCCAATTGGACGTGGTACGCGACTGAAGGCTCGTGGGTAGATGAGGACGGTTACTATGACACCGCCAAGGACAAGGTTGATTACCTGTTCTTTGGGCTAGTCGATGGACAGGAAGCCGAACTCGGCTATTTTAGCCTGTCCGAACTCTCGCAGGCGCGCGGGTTACACGGGCTTCCGGTTGAGCGTGACCTATACTTCGATCCCGCTCCATTGTCAGAAATTCGCCGCCTGATCGGAGCGCGCTCATGATCAGCAAAGTCAAACGGTTGAGCATCTACTGGACACCGGCGGACGAGAAGCTTCTGCAAGCCGCCGCCGACCACATGGCCGCGATGGAGACCTGCCTCGCCATCATGCACGAGCATGCGGGCAAGATCGACGGCGTGAAGATCTCGCTGCTGTCGAAGGAGAAGGAGATCGCCATGCGCCGCCGCCTGCCGGCCGGCCTGCGCATGTACACGGGCGACGACTTCAACTATGCCGAGCTGATCGCCGGCGACGAGGAAGGCTATTCCGACGCGCTGCTCGGCATCTTCGACGCGATCGCGCCGGCCGCGTCGGCGGGCCTCGCGCGGCTCGCGGCGGGCGACACCCAGGGCTTCCACGGCATCCTCGAGCCGACCGTGCCGCTGTCGCGCCACATCTTCAAGGCGCCGACCCGCTTCTACAAGACCGGCGTCGTGTTTCTCGCCTGGCTCAACGGGCTGCAGGATCACTTCGTCATGGTGGGCGGCCAGGAGAGCGCGCGCTCGCTGCTCCATCTCGCCGAGCTGTTCCGACTCGCCGACAAGGCACGCGTGCTGCACGACCCCGAGCTTGCGGCGGCGCGCATGACGAAGCTGCTGGCGGTGC